ATCAGACCGCAATGGTTGTAGTTTCAATGCGTGATTATGTGACCTTTGATGATGATGGAGAGGTTGAAGATTACGGCGGTTGTGATGATTCAATGATCTATATTTGGAACGGTAAGAAGTTACAAACTGAAGCTGATTATCTGGAGATGACTACTGTATGAATCATCAAATCTATCACCTCAGACATACACAAATGGATGAAAGATTAGCTCTTCTATTATCACCAATCATCAGTGCATATAGACCACATGATGATATACCAACAAGAGAACAATTAGGTGATCCCATACAACGAGCTACCTGTAATCCTTTTCTCTAACTGATTATGTACCGCACACTTTCTGAACTTAAATCTCTTGTAGATTGTCTCATTGAACAACAAGGAGAGGATGCTACATGTGCTTCCTTCATCTATACTAAAGAGGATGTATTTTTCTTCAATGATGTATCTGATGATGAAATTTATCTCAATCAAGATGATACGAATGAAGTGCTATATGAGGTAGGAAATACTGACTACATTTACACTACAATTGGCGAAGTGGTTGATGATGAAGTCAGTAGAGTAAGAAAGTCTCATTCTTAATATATGTCTCAAAAATATGGCATAAATACTGGGTTTTGCCATAAAAAACGTTTATAAATGGCTAATTAAATGTTATTCAGTGTTTTTGCTAATGTGTCACTAATGTACTTAGAAGTGTCTCTATAGCCACTCTAAAGGGTCTGTGGAGGCCATAAAGGGTCTGATAAATGGCTGATCTTATAGTCATCTTAGGCCGTAGTCTATCACGGGTTTCTGATATTGTCAACCCCCAAATCCTGTCAAATCAGTATCACTTATCTGTAACACTTTGAGGACTTCAAAATTACTCACCTCGAAATGTCCCCTATAGTGTAACCAAGGCAATCACCGATGACTTCCACTCAACAACTGCTGAAGGCCATTGATGACATCCAAGCTACAGGTAAGAAGGTAACAGTAACTGTGCTGCCTTCAGCTGTATCTCGTAAGCGCAAGTCACTGCTTTGATTCACACACTTATTCACCACTAATTTACATTCACATTATGACATTCCGTTACGCACTTTCCGTCCTTGAAGAACAGTATAACGCCACTTATCGCGGCTCTAAGACTGTTACCGAGATGTGCTCATCTTTGACCGATTGGATCAGCTGGGAGGGCGAATCTCCTGATGCTGTATATCATCAGTTTGAAACTGTTGAAGGCCCTAATCAAATTGTGGCTGAGAAAGATGTTATCTCACTTGCACAACACTACGCTAAGTGACATTAACTCACACGGGCCGAGCCATATAAGGGCCCCTATATAAGCCGGCTTATATAACACTTACTATAGTCCGCAATGACTATAAACTACGACACACAAAACACACACTAATTAACACAAACTCTCATGTCTCGTGATGTAATGATTGGCCTCCTTCGTAAGGGCAAGAATGGTTCACAAATCCTCGACATTCTCGAAGCCATTAGTAACAACGAAGAACCCGCAATCACCAAGGCTCAACCTACACTCGAACCGCTCACATTCTGAGAGGTAGGAGTGGCTAACTCATAGGACAGTTAGCTACACTTAGTGGGGTCACAGTTACTGATACATTGTGGCCCTACAGTTCTTGACACTTAGGGGGCAAATATGGTATACTGACAGTGTGGCTAATTCGACAGTATTTTGGGGCGGTTTATAATATTGCGATCCGCGCAAAGGCCCCCCCTTATGAAAAACGCATAAGTCCCTAACCTACAAAGGTCCCCAAACGGCCTTGCATTATTGCTCATATAAAAAAAATTCCATATATAAAAAAATCCTGAGAAGGTCGGCGCATCTATGAGTTCTACAAAGATCTACCACATATACTTAAAGGACGAGTGTGTATTACATAGTTTGTCAGAAGAGAATTTTCGAAGTAGTTGGGAGACTTTACAGAATCTGGTCGGCCTAGTGAAGACTGACTATCAATCTGAGGATCTCTCATATGAGGTAGTAGATTATCTACAGGAAGGAGTAGATATCAGTAATTTGTCAGACACCTCACAGTGAGGAATACCGAAGGTATTTCGAGGTTGACTTAAGACTACATACTTGGTATAATTTAAATTGAAATGGAGTGATTTCAAATTCATGGCTAAAGGTTTTACAGTAAAGGCTTCAGAACCAAAGAAGGGAAAGAAGGATGGTCCAGAGTGGGACTATGAAGCAATCAAAGAACGAATGAGAGGAAAGGCAATTGTCTTTTGTCTACCAGGACGTGGGTGTTCATATGCATTCATGAAGAACTTTGTACAATTATGTTTTGATCTTGTACAGAACCAGATGAGTATTCAGATCAGTCAGGATTACTCAAGTATGGTGAACTTCGCACGTTGTAAGTGTCTCGGCGCCAATGTACTGAGAGGGCCTGACCAAATTCCTTGGGATGGTAAGTTGAAGTATGATTATCAGTTGTGGATTGACTCTGATATTATTTTTAACACTGAGAAGTTCTGGCAGCTGTGCGACCTCGCGCTAAACTCTGAAGGCGAAGAGAAGGAAATCGTTGCAGGTTGGTATTCGACTGAAGACGGGCGGACAACCTCTGTTGCGCATTGGTTGGAAGAAGATGACTTCAGGAATAATGGTGGTGTGATGAATCATGAGATGGTTGATGGTATCAGTAAGCGTAAGAAGCCATTTACTGTTGACTACACTGGTTTTGGATGGGTCATGATTCAGAATGGTGTCTTTGAGAATAAGGAGATGAAGTATCCATGGTTTGCACCAAAGATGCAAGTCTTTGAAAGTGGTGCCGTTCAGGATATGTGTGGTGAAGATGTTTCATTCTGTCTTGATGCAATTGAAGCTGGATATGATATCTGGTGTGATCCACGGATTCGAGTGGGTCATGAGAAGACTCGTGTAATTTGAGGTAATTATGGCAAAGTTTAAACGTTCATTGACTGGTCAAGCTATGATCGAGTCAACACCAAAGAAATCACGTCAGGGTAGTGGTAAACACACTAAGTTGTCAGCCACCTCTCGAAACAATAAGAAGAAACGTTATCGTGGTCAAGGACGTTGAGTTATAATCTCACTGTTTACACCTATCTCGCTCCCAGTAAAGTCTGTGACGGGGTGGGTGTTTTTTCTTTGGTGGATATTCCAAGAGATACTATTATCTTTGAACCAAAGAGATGTATTCAGATTACTGATGTGTCTCCTGAAATACAGACTTATCTAAAGAAGATGACCTATTATGATAGTAATGGATATTGGATTGATGATGATCTACAACGATTAGGTCAACAGTATTACATCAATCATTCACATGAACCGAATGTAGCATATGAACGAAGTACAGGTAAACTGTATGCAGTTCGTGATATAGTTAAAGATGAAGAACTCACTGATTATTATTTTCCAGGAGAAAGGGATTGGCTTACTTAAATCATAGTTTACCTGATTGGTCTTGTTACATTCGTAATGAGTTCCTATATAACCACAAGAAAGGACATGGAGCGGTCACTAAGGCTGATGTCCATAGTGTGGCTAGTATTGAGAAACGTGTTCCTTTATTTGAAGCGTTTCTAGAGAATGGTGTCAATTGGACACGGAGACCCCTACATGCATTTTGTTGGGACCCAGAGGCGGAGATAGAGCCCTTAGAGGACATTATGTATTGGGATTGCTTTAGTCCTTATATTGATGTACAGAGACGACATCGACTTGCTGGTCTTCAGGCACAACTGATTCGTCCTGATGGTAAGAAGGTATTGGGTGATTATATGTTCACCTTAGATTGGTCTTGGGAGAATAAGGGTGTACCTGACCTGAACTATTCAGAAACACCAGAACATAAGTGTGCACACCTGTTTAAGGTAGAGACTGGTAACTATTACGCCTATCCTAACAATCGAATCATTTGGTACGATAATGCATGGACATTTAATCGTATTGAGAAGAATCCTGGATTTGAGATTGATACTACTGTCTATAGTGTTGAGAACAAAAGGAAGATTGAAACTTCTGATCACTACATGTATGAGGTGAAAGATATATAAGTAAAAGACTTATATGGACAACAAGAACTTCCTAAGAGAGATCAATCACGATCAGAAGACACCAAAGAATCAGAAGAAAGTCCGTCAAGATGGTTTTTATGAAGCATCTGAGGCGGACTGGAAAGACTTCTGGGAGAATGAAGATAATAGTCAAATTTTAACTGAGTGATTTGTCGGGATACCCCTATAAATAACTGAGAATTGTTGTATATTAATTAAGTGCCTGTCCAAAGGATAAGTAAAGCTTTTAAAGACGTAAGTGCTACATTTCAGGTCAATCCTATCAATTCTGATGTGATTGTCCTGAGGAACGAGAATGCCATTGCTCGTTCAATTCGTAATTTAGTCTTTACCATCCCTGGTGAGAAACCATTTGAACCAACGATTGGATCAAATGTCACCAACTTATTATTTGAAAACTTAGACTTCTTGACAGCAAGTTCTATTCGATCTGAGATTGAGAATACAATTAATAACTTTGAACCAAGAGTTCGATTGAGAGAAGTTGAAGTTAATCCTAACTTTGACAATAATGCTTTCGATGTAGTCATTAGGTATGACATCATTGGTATTGATGTATCACCACAACAATTATCATTTGCATTACAGCCCACTAGGTAAATGCCTCTAGTTAATTTTAGCAACTTAGATTTTGATCAGATCAAAGAGTCCATCAAGGACTATCTTCGTTCGAATTCAAACTTCACTGATTACGACTTTGAAGGATCGAATCTAAGTACAATCATCGATACGTTAGCATATAATACGTATATCACCTCATATAATGCCAATATGGTATCTAATGAGGTATTCATCGATAGCGCCACGTTGAGGGAGAACGTGGTGTCTCTCGCGAGGAATATTGGGTATGTACCAAGATCAAGAAAAGCATCAACTGCCCAAGTATCTTTTGATGTAGACGTAAGTAATACAACCGCAGTATCAGTCACACTTAAGGCTGGTGCAGTCATGACATCCAGATCAACTGGTGTCAATAAGAGTCGAAATTTTATATTCTCAATTCCAAATGATATCACCGTTCCAGTCGATGCAACTGGTACTGCATCATTTAGAAATATCAATATCTACGAAGGAACATACATTAAACAAACTTTCACAGTAGATGGAAGTAATAAACTTCAGAAGTTTATTCTTCCTAACTCAGGTATTGACACTGATCTCTTGAATGTTGTCGTAAGAGACACTCAGAGTTCAACTGTAACAAGACAGTTTGAATTGTTTACGAGTCTATTTGATGTAACTAAGTCAACGAGAGCTTATTTCCTTCAAGAGATCTCACAAGAAAGATATGAATTACTATTTGGTGATGGTGTCTTTGGTGTTAAACTAGAGGATCAGAACTTTGTTGAAGCAAGTTATATCACATGTAATGGTGCAAGTGGAAACAATATTACAAACTTCCAATTTATTGGTAACTTAACTGACAATAACGGTGCATCAATTAGTTCTGGTGTATCAATTATTGAAACCATCTTACAATCAACAGGTGGTAAATCAATCGAATCTGTTGAATCGATTAAGAAGTATGCACCACAGATTTACGCATCACAGAACAGAGCAGTCACCGCTTCTGATTATGAAGCATTAATTCCACAGATCTATCCAGAAGCTGAATCAGTATCAGCATTTGGTGGTGAAGATCTGAATCCACCACAGTTTGGAAAGGTGTTCATCAGTATCAAACCATATAATGGTGTCTTCTTATCGAGTGGAATCAAACAAAACCTACAACAGAGAATCAAGACTTACTCAGTTGCTGGTATTCGAGCAGAGATCATTGACCTGAAATATCTGTATGTTGAAGCAGATTGTGAAACATATTACAATACAAACCTAGCACCTAATGCTTCGTTTGTTCAGAACGTGGTATTACAGAACTTGACTGCCTATGCTGATTCATCAGAACTTAATCAGTTCGGTGCTCGTTTCAAATATTCTAAGTTCCAGAAAGTTATTGATAGTAGCCATCAGTCTGTAACTTCCAACATCACGAATGTGAACATGAGAAGGGACATGGCTGCTACTCCTAATAAGTTTGCTGAATACGAAGTATGTTTTGGTAATCGTTTCTACGTTAAGAATCATGGTCACAGTGCTGTTTTTAATGGAAATCTAGTTGGTTACAATATCAAATCATCTGGTTTTACTGTCAGTGGTATTAGTGGTACCGTTTATCTTGGTGATAAACCAACAGGCAATCTTGAGAAAGGTACGTTATTCCTATTCAAACTTAACTCTCCTACTGAACCAATCATTGTAAAGCAAAACGTAGGTACTATTGATTATGTGAAAGGAGAAATTAAACTTAACCCAATTAACATCATTTCTACTGTCGTAAATAGAAATACACCATTGGTAGAGGTATCGGCAACTCCATACTCTAATGATGTGATTGGTCTCCAAGATCTCTATCTACAATTGGATGTAAATAATACAACAGTCGATGTTATTGCTGACAACATTTCCTCTGGAAATGATGTATCAGGAACAAACTACATTGTTTCTTCAAGTTATGGATCAAACGCATTAGTAAGAGGTACACCAATTACTACTGTCGAAACACCTGAACAAGATCAGGCACTTCTGACCACAACTCCTCCACAACCACTCGGTACCGCAATCGTTAGCAGAGCATCCTACTAATAGAAAAACAAATGGCAGTAGATAGAGTCAAATTTCAGGAAATTGTAGCTAGTCAACTTCCCAGATACGTTAGAGAAGACTTTCCTCTCCTATCGGATTTTTTAGAGCAATATTACGTATCACAAGAATACCAAAGTGGTCCTGTTGATATCATCAACAATATTGACCAAT